GAGGCTACGATTTGATTATGCTACTCAAAAACAAAAACAATGTAAACGATTTTATCAGATAAAAAGAGTATTGTCAATAGCTAGAAAGTAGATATTTATAAAAGCGTGATAAGTAAAATAAATCAAAGATAGTTAAATAGTTATTGACAATCTTATTTAACACATGTTCTAATGACATTGTAGTTAAATTTTATTAACAAAAGGAGTGTAAACAATGACAAAATTATCAGATAAAGAGATTCAAGAGTATATAGGTTATATCAAAGAAGAAATTGAAAAGCACGAAAACAGAATTAGAACTTCAGTAGAAGCATTAGTAAAGAAAAAAATTGAATTAATAAAGTATGAAAATTTAGTAAATAATAAAGGGAGTAATTAATATGGATAAGAACACAATCAAAAGAAATAAGTACAAACAAAAAATACAAGACCTATGCAAAGATACTATTCAATCATTATTCTTTGCTAGTGAATATCAAGATATTAATTTTGATAATGATTCTATTAGAATTGTGATTGTAGGAACGCAAGACTACAATGGACTTATGTATAAGCATGAATCCATACAAGGCATATTAAAGTTTAACAAAATTAAAGTGGATTGGTGGCAATGGGAATCTATGACAAATGATTTTAGATACATTTTAGATTCGTTTACAGATGACGGCTCTTTGCATATTGATTTATCAGTAAAGGTATTGGAAGACGGATTGATAAATATTCATGATATGGCAAATGTAGGACTTCGTCATAATTTCTTTGATTCACAATCAGCAAATGATATTGCATTTGCTAACATTTAAAAAGAGGAGTAATTAATATGTTTACATTGGTTAGCATACTAGGGTTGCTAGGGTTACTGTTTTTAATATTTTTGGAGATAAAAAATGAAGTATAAAGATTATAGTTTTTTAACAGAAAGAAAAAAGAGGCGCAATTATTTTTTGTTAGGCAATATAAGTGGTGCAATTTTATTATTAATTATTATGGAGTTATTAAATTATGTTTACTGATACACAAAAAGAAAGACTAATGCAAGCAAGTGCAGTAGGTAAAGAGATTAAACACAACACTCATGCTCATGGGGAGTTATGGGAGAGATTAACAGAAGAAACTAGGTTAAGGGTATTAAGACGAATAGCAGAAGTAGAGTATGAATTAGTAATGGAATCCCCTAGTGAGTTTAATCAAGAGCAAATAGAATATATTAAGAATGAAAGAAAAAAGATATTGCGTAGAGAATTAAAAAGAGGGTTGAGATTTAATTATAAAACTAAAAAATTGGAGAGCATAAATGATTTTAAAAAACAGAATGGATAAGTTTGTAGAAGTCGTATCAGATTTACATATAGCTAAATACAATCAAAAGCAATATAGAGAAATTATACAAGATATTGCTAGTGAGTTTTTTGAGCCTGAAGTAACAGAAGATTTAATTCATGTAATAGATGTAAAAGAGCAAACAATCAAGGCTATGGATAATTTTGATTTATCTGATTTTATAAATTCTGAAGTCATGATTAAAGAAAAAAGATATTTATTAACACCTGATGCAGATTCAGCAGTGCATATATTAACTAAATTTGGGGAACATCATGAAAGAGTATGAGTATGAAGTAATTGGTTACTTATTAGCAAAGGTAGACCAAGAAACAGGTGAAGAAGTATTGAACAGGCATGGAGATGTAAAGTTATTTAAACACCTAGACAATAATATTGATGTTCTAGGATTTTCAGAAGAATCAGTAGAGGAGATACCACAATGACGCATAAAATTAATTTAGATATTAACACTAGAGTTTGGACATTGTCTGTAAAGAATGATGATGGTATTTATTCAAAAACAAATATTCCTGACCATATTGTAGGCAATATTATAAATGAGTATATAAAAGATATGGAGGAGAGTGAACATGAGTAATTATGACTACGATATAGATGTCAATATACCAACAACAGTGAGGTTGGATAATGGCAATGTTTTAGATTTAAAATTAAATAGCAGTGTTATCAGTGACTCAACATTAGATAGAATTTTTCAAGACATTGATGATTTTTTAGAAAATGAATTTCAAGGGGGTGTTCAGTAATGAGAAGAATTACAGGGTATAAGGTTATGCTTGAATACACTTGGGATAATGGAGATACAGATAAAGATGACATATCTTATATGGAAGATATATCACCTAGAATGATGGAAGCTCTGCTAGATGATATTGAATTTAACAACGGAGAGGGAGATGGTGAACATGATTGATACAGACAGAGGAACAAACGAATTTTTTGGTGATGAAGATGAACCTAATATGGGTTATAACGGCTACTTCTTTGAGATAGAGGAAGATGATGATGAAGATAATGAAATAGAAATAGAGGTTGAATTAGATATTAAAAAAGAATTGTTTGACGAATGATTAATTCTTTGTTAAATTCTTTTACTCAAATTATATAAAGGGAATAGTTATGACATTGCAAGAAGTATGTAAAGAATTAGAAGTAACACCAAATCAATTGGCAGAGAAGTTTCAACCCAAGTTAAGTAGACAGGCAGTATTCTATTGGGGGCAGAGGGGCATACCTAAATTAAGACAATATGAAATTAAGGAGATGTTAAATGATAGAGCGAGAGAGAATACTAGCGAGGTTTGAAAAGGTTTATAAGTCTGGCGAGGGAGAGTATCAATGCTTATGCCCTAGCCATAATGATAGGAACGCTAGTTTAGGTTTAAAGTTTAAAGAAGACAAGATGATACTCAATTGTTTTGCAGGGTGCAGTATGGAACAAATACTGCAAGATTCAGGACTGACATGGAGTGATGTTATGCCTGATACATTAGATACAGAATTTAAGCCAAAGACAAGGATAAGATTTTCTAATCCTTATGGAGTGCTAAAGGCAACAAGAAATGATTTATTATTTGTTGCATTATGTTCTAGCAGTATTCGTAAAGGTAAGTCATTAGAAGATTCGGATAATAAGAAGTTATTTGAAATCACAGAAAGATTAAAGGGTATATACAATGACATTAAATGATGAATTAAATAAATTAATAATAGATGATAAAGATGTAGATAATTATTTCTCTGCTAGAGATACAGATGAACACTTCAAGATTAAATCACCAAAGGCATACAGTGGTGAAATACTTGACTATTTTACTCAAGACGTAAATGGTGGCATACCATTACCTTTTAGCAAGTTTGAGGGTTTGTTTAGGGTAAGGGAACATGAGGTATCTATCGTATCAGGTTACAGTGGGCATGGTAAATCAGCATGGTTAAATTATGTGATACTCAAGATGTTAGCAGAACACAAGTGCCTGATAGGTTCTTTTGAAATGCAATGTAGGGCAACACTAGGCAGAATGTTGCAACAAGATACAGGAACACAAATGCCAACACAGTTAGGTATAGATAGTTTTTTAGACAAGATAAATGATAACTTATTTTTATATGATGCAGAGGGAGAAACTTCGCCTGTAAAGGTATTATCAGTGATTCAGTATGCTAAAGAAAAACTTGGGGTTGAGGTCTTTGTTATTGATTCATTGACCAAGATAGGTATTAATAGTGATGATTATAATAAGCAAAAGCAATTCTTAAATCAGCTATGTGTTTGTGCTAGAGATATTGGAGTTCATATATTCTTGGTAGCTCATAGCAGAAAGACAATGAATGAGATGGGACAACCAAGTAAGTTTGATGTCATGGGTTCAAGTGATATTACTAACCTAGCAGATAATTGTATTACAGTGTTTAGGAATAAACAGAAAGAGAAAGATATGACAGAGGATGGTGCTAATACAGTAGAGATAAGTAAGCAGTATGATTGTTTTGTGCAAGTGAGTAAGCAAAGACATGGCACAGGTTGGGAAGGTTCGGTAGGATTATATTTTGATAATAAATCTTTTAGATATGGGGAGAGACAATTTGGAATCCAAACAAATATCCGTTAATGAATTTTTAAAACAAATGAAAAAAACATTTGGGCAGTTTGAATATAGAGCAACGAGTAAAGAGGGAAAAGTATTTAAGTCACAAGGGTTTGATAAAGTAAATAAATAGTTTGACAAATAAAATTAACAGTAGTAAAGTATATTAACTTTTAAAAAGAAAGGAGAAATACAATGAGTAAATCAACAGAGTTAGCACTTGCAGTTCAGCAAGAACAATCAGACGACCAATTACAATCAGAAATGCACCAAGACTATTTGGAGATGGAACAGTTGAAGAAACTTTCTTATCAACAAGAGGTTCTTGACCAAATATTTGGGAGAAACAGATGAGTAAATACGCAGAGTTAAGAAAGATAGATGTTAGTAAATACACAGAAAAGAAAGGCAAGTTTACTTACCTATCATGGGCATGGGCAGTAGATACATTACTGCAACATGATGAGTCAGCAACATGGGGTTATGCAGACCCTATGACATTACCTGATGGCAGTATGATGGTGTTCTGCACAGTTCAAGCATTTGGTAAGAATGTAACTGCACAATTACCTGTAATAGATTTTAAGAATCAAGCTATTAAGAATCCTAATGCTATGCAATTAAATACAGCTATGCAAAGATGTTTAGCAAAAGCTATATCCTTACATGGTATTGGCTTATATATCTATCAAGGTGAGGATTTACCAGAGGGAGATGTTCTGGAACGCATAGAGAACATTCATAAAGAGCAAGGTATTAATAAAGCTAGACAATACTTCAACGGACTTAATGAAGCTGATAGGCAGTTATGCTCTCCATTTATTAAAAAGTTACAGGAGAGTCAGTAATGGAGCAACGGACTGATGAATGGTTTAAGGCTCGTCTAGGTAAGGTCACTGCTAGTAAGATACATGACATTATGATTAAGACTAAAGTAGGAGAGTCTACTTATAAAACAAAGTATCGTATGCAGTTAGTGACTGAAAGATTAACAGGTAAGGTTGTGCCTATGTTTATGAATAACGCTATGGCTCATGGAGTAGAGTATGAAGATGAAGCCAAGACTTGTTATGCTAATCATAGGAAGTTGCTAGTAGGAACAGATGTAAGAGATGTCGGCATGATAGACCACCCTAGCATAGATATGTGTG